GTTGCGCAAGCATCTGCCGGACCATGTTGCCGCAACCACGAAAATACTTCTGTGGTCGACAGAGCGCAGCACCAGCGCCACCTACCAGCGCGAGATGGAAGCGACGCTGAGCCACCCCGGGCTGGTGATCGTCTGCATGAGCTACGACGGAGTGAAGACGGAGACCACGCCCGGCGCCAAGAAGCCCAGCGGGTACACCGGGAAGCTGCGCCGTGGGTATGAGCTGGCGAAGGGGTTGCTGACCAGCCGACCTTGCATGATGGTCCTGGACGAGTCGCCGCGCATCAAGAACCCAGGATCCAAGCTGACAAAGCGCGTCACGGCGCTGAGTGCCTATGCGGAGTACCGGCGCATTCTGTCGGGTACCCCGGTCGACAACAGTCCGTTCGACGTGTACGCACAGGTGAACGTGGTGTCGCCGACGTTCTGGGCCCGCAAGGGCTGCGCCGGGTGGCCAGCGTTCAAGACGCAGTACGGCAACTGGACCAAGGGCCTGATTCAACCGGACCAGTGTCCGCACCCGCGCGAGGCGCGCCCGAACTGTGGCTGCAAGACGTACCCGATTCTGCTGAACTACCGCAACCTGCACAGCCTGCGGGAGGCGGTGCAGGAGGTTGGGTCGCGGCTGCTGAAAACGGACGTGCTGGACCTTCCGCCGAAGTCGTACACGTTGCGGCGGTTCGACCTCGGAGCTGCACAGCGCTCGCTGTACGAAGAGGTGCGCAAGAACTTCCTCGCGAAGATCGGGTCGGGGCTCATCACGGCTCCACTGGTGATTACCCAGATGGTCCGGCTACAGCAGATCGCCTGCGGGTTCGTGCCGGACGACGACGGCAAGCTGATCCGGCTGGGCGACGAAGACGCGAACCCGCGTATCGAGCTGCTGCGCGACGTGGTCGACGACGTGCCGCACAAGTCGATCGTCTGGGCGAAGTACCAGGAGGACATGGCCCAGATTTCGGACGCTCTCCGAAAGGACGGTGTCGAATTCGTAGAGTACCACGGAAGCACGTCCGCCACGGATCGCGAGCGCGCGCGCGAGCGGTTCCAGACTGACGAGTCGGTGCGCGTGTTCCTGGCGAACCCAGCGTGCGCGGGCGAGGGCCTGACGCTGCATGCCGCGCGCACAGTGATCTACTACAACTCGAACTTTCGCCTGGCGCCGCGGCTCCAGTCCGAAGACCGAGCACACCGCATCGGGCAGACACACCCGGTGCTGTACATCGACCTTGTCGCGGATCGGACCATCGACGAGAAGATCGTCGAGGCGCTGCGAAGCAAGAAAGACCTGGCTAACCTCATCATGGGAGACCCGCAAGGCGGGTGGATCTAGTGGACGCACCGAAGGACATTCTCACCCGCATCTCCGAATCGGCCGCCGACCTGCTGAAAAAGCGTGTCGCGCTGGTCGAGGCACAGGACGCTTTGACGCGTGCCGAAAAGGACGTGTCGGACCTGGAGCAGAAGGTGATTCCCGAACTTATGGAGGAGGCGGGAGTCGACGCCGTTACCACCAAGGACGGAGTGCACCTGGTGCTCGACTACACCGTTCGGACGAATACCAAGAACCCGGCGCTGCACGAGTGGCTGCGCGAGATCGGGAACGCCGGGCTCATCAAGTCCGAGGTGTCCGTGCCGTTCGCAAAGGGCTCCGAAGAGGAGTCGCGGAAGCTGTTGCAGGACCTGGAGAGCGTGGGCCTCAAGGCCACGTTTACCCAGGAGGTGAACTGGTCGAGCTTCCAGACGCTGGTCAAGGACCTGCGAAAGAAGGGGGTCGAAGTCCCTCTGGCAGAACTGGGCATCACCTTGGCGAATGTCGTCAAGGTGAAGATGCCAAAGTGACCCCAGGCGCCGGGGTGGTGAAGGCGCAAAGTCCAAAACAAAACGATACCGATGTCGAAGAAGAAAGACAGCAAGGCCGCGGAAGCGGTGGTCCCCGTCGAACAGATGCTCCCGGCCATGGCGAACGAGCTGGCCAACTACGCGGAGCACAGCGCCGCGGATGTCCTGGACGCCGAACGGGTGATGCCGGTTCTGCTGCTGATCCAGCATCAGAGCAAAGTGCTCATCAAGGGGCATGAGAAGTTCGTGTCAGGTGCCGAAGCGGGCATGATCCTGAACCGCGCAACGGGCATGCTCAAGCCCAGCGTGGTGTTCGTGCCCTGCGCGCGGCAGCACTGCTACGTGGAGTGGGTGCCGATGGCGAAGGGTGGCGGCAAGGTGGGCACGTATCCCTTGGAGGATGCGCGCGTGGCCGAGTTGCGCAAGTCGCAGGGGTTCGGCAAGCTGACCACGCCGGACGGCAACGAGATCCACGAGACGTTCTACGTGTACGGGTACGTGCTCGACGACAGCGCCGGTGAGCCGGTCCCGGAACCCGCGGTGCTGGCCGTGAAGTCCAGCAGCATCACGCCGTACAAGCAGTTCTTCAACAACGTCCGCAGCTTCCTCTTGCGCGACGCGGAAGGCAACCTGGTGCGCACCCCGGACGGGAAGCCGATCAATCCGCCGATGTTCGCCCACAAGGTGCGCATCTCCGCGGTTCCGAAGTCGAAGGACGGCAACGACTTCCACATCTTCAAGTTCGAGCCGGCGAACGGGACGATGGCAGAGAGCCTGGTCGCCCCGGGCATGCTGGCGTTCGGCCGCACGATCGCCGAAGACTTCGCCGCGGGCCGGACCCGTGTCGAGGAGGAAGACGACGCACCCGCGGCGGCCAAGGAAGGCACCTCCGCGTTCTGATCGAGCGACCCACCATGGAATGGTCCCCCCAACAATGCGCAGCCCTGGACGCCGTGTCCGAGTGGCTGCGGTCCCGGTCTTCGCCGTTCTTCTACCTGGCTGGCTTTGCCGGCACGGGAAAGACGACGCTAGCCAAGCACCTGTCCGAAAGCGTGGGCAATGGGGGCACGCTGTTCGGCGCGTACACCGGCAAAGCTGCCGCGGTGATGCGCGCCAAGGGGTGCACCGGTGCGACGACCATCCATCGTCTGATCTACCAAACCCGCGAGAGGGGCAGTAGCAAGCTGCGCGAACTTCGGCTGCGGATGGAGGACGAGGCGGACCCGGCCGAGAAAGAACGGATCCGCCTCCAGCTTGTCGAAGAGCTGCGCACCGCCAAGCAGCCGATGTTCAACCTGAACCCGGAAAGTGAGGTGCGGAAGGCCGACCTAGTGGTGATCGACGAATGCTCGATGGTCAACGGCCGCATGGCCGACGACCTGCTGTCATTCGGAACGCCGGTGCTGGTGCTGGGTGATCCAGCCCAGCTCCCTCCGGTGGGCAGTGGTGGGTTCTTCACGCAGCGCGACCCGAATTTCATGCTGACCGAGGTTCACCGGCAGGCGTCCGAGTCCGGCATCCTCCGGCTGGCCACCGCGATCCGCCTGGGGAAGTCGATCGAGTACGGTGACTACGGCGATGCCCAGGTGATTCGACGCGGCGAGACGAACCCCGACGAGGTGCTTCGGGCTGACCAAATTCTGGTCGGCAAGAACGCAACGCGGCGCGCGACCAACAAGCGCGTGCGCGACCTGCTGGGCCGATCGAGCCCGCTGCCGGTGACGGGGGATCGTCTGGTGTGCCTACGAAACAACCACGACCTCGGACTCCTGAACGGCGAGATTTGGCGCACGCTCGACTGCGAGTCGCTGGGGTCCGCCCTGGTCGCCCTGACGATCGAGAACGGGGACCTAATCGAGCACGTAACCGCGTGGTCGGCGCCGTTCCTCGGCGAAGAGCTGGGCACGTTCGACCACGACCGAGATACGCAGGAGTTCGACTTCGGGTACGTACTGACGGTGCACAAGTCGCAAGGCAGCCAGTGGAACAACGTGTTCGTATTCGACGAATCGCAGGTGTTCCGCAAGGATGCCAGGAACTGGCTGTATACGGCGGTGACTCGCGCGGCGTCCAACCTCGTGGTGGTGCGGTAGTGGAACTCGAGAAGCTGTACGACCTGGCTGGGGTCGTTTGGTGGTCCGGCGACAACGCGTGGGACTGGTCCCGCTACATCGACAAGGAAGACGCGGTGCAGAGTGCCGTCGGCCACTGCTGGGCAGTGCGGGACAGCTACCGACCGCGCGACGATGGCAGCAGGACCGGCGAGCGGTACTACTGGCAACTAGTCATGCGCCGGCACATTCACCACCTCGTGCACAAGCGGAAGTGTGGGC